TTAATCTTTGTGATCTAATAAATTGATAGACTCTTCATGATCGTGCTCTACAATCACTGCTATATGGCTGTTAAAGATTAGATGTTCTGTTGAGTCGCCCCCATCGGAGTTGCTGATATATAATAATTTCATTGTTTACTTTCAACTTCAGCCTTGGAATTTTTGCTAGCTGTTTTCTTCCAGCGCACGACCAGTTCATACGCTGCTATGTATTCGGTTATTGTTCCTACTTTATTACCAGAATCATCAACTGTTGCCTGTCGCAGAATGCCACTGCTGATAGCGTTAACTTGTCCGCCGTCCCGAATGCTAGCGTTGCTAAAATTCGATCTCACTATTTTATCGCTGGCGAAGAAACAGTAGGTGCGCAGTTTATCGCAAACAATTACTATTGCCTTTTCGTTTATTAAGCTTTCTAGCTCCGCATATCTCTTCTTTAGCGGCTGCAAGTTTGCGGGGCCTTTTTCCTCAAAAATTCAGCACCCATAGCGTCATAATTTTCTGCCCACCGTTTCGCTACTAGTTGTAGCCGCTCATATCAGCGCAGATCCGCATCTTCCTATGTCATACTCATATCTTTACTATCGGTAACCTTTACCCCCCCCCCACGACAGCACATAGGTATCATAATTCGACATGTGCAATTTTTTATGCGGCACACTCATATATCTGACCTTTCACCAAAATCTTGCCTCAAACTTTCGCTGATCTCCTGCCTTTGCTGGCGTGAATATCTTATGAAATCGACGACATTCTGCGTAAGTTCTGTCTTTAGCGGTGGTGGTTTTTCGTCCGATTCGGCGCGACCCGTACAGTTATTGACAGAACTCCAAGGGGCCGCGTCACGGCCTTCTAAGGTCAAATTCTCGACCGACGATGGCTTATGCTTCGGTACGATTTTGTAATCGTTGGTGCGGGTATAAATGACCGATTCACTGACCGTAAAAGGACAATAGACGCCGCTGATTTTGGCGACTGTGTCACCATAATCATTGCCGTTTTCGGTGTATTCGTAATTGAGACGAACACGCAAACAATCGCGAGTTACAAACGGGCCGCCCTGGGCGTTGACGTATCCCGGCCAGTCGGGCGCATCAGCAGCAGCACGGGCAGCTTCAAGTTCCGGGTGCAAGACAAGCTCACGACTTCCTAGGCGCCTTAGCTCGCGCCATGTGGATACAGGCGCGCCGCCAATCTGTTGAAACTGGCGAATACTCCAGCGTGAAGCCCACGCCCGCACGCGCTTTGCCATCTCTTTAACGGGTTTGCCTGACTCGTGATCAAACTCGCCATCCATTCCATAACCGTCGATATTTTTTGAGATGTACTTTGCGATGTATCCCGTTGCCGATCCAAACTCTTCATCAATTGGTTTGGCAGTAAAACGATACTGAGCCGCGCCGGGTTCGCTTCCATCCACCTGGAGGGCGTACTCATGAAAAATATCAGTGGCAAGCTCCACCTCTTCCGGGCGGAGAAATAACAGCAGGTGCCAGTGCGGCGTTCCGTCGTGGTGTGGTTCGGCTACACGGAAACCAAATGTGCGGATGCCTTCCCTTCCCCATTTGGCGCGTACACGTGACCAGACGTTGCAAAGGTACTTTTGAGTTTTGCGTGGGCTGGCATTGCAGTATTTATCGTTGCGCTTGCCGGAATGCACATGTGTGGCGTGATAACGTGACGGTGCGGTCAACGTGTAGAACATGCCAACCAGTCCCATCTCGTTAGCCATATCCTCAAAACCGCGCATGCGCACCATCAATTCATGACGGGCGATCTTCGGGTTGGAAACGCTGCCCATGACCTTATCGAGCAAGGAGGTACGCTCCCCAGTGTCCTGGTCTTCCAGCTCCATCGCCTGAAGGTATTCAAAGTTGGCTTTTTTTTGTGCTATCCACTCCCTGAAGCAAGGCTCAGAGCAATAGGGTGATGCCACTTTGCTGACGTAGCTAGTGGCGATCAGGAGGTGCTCGCGCCAGCGGTCATGGATTTTGCGGAGCTTACCTAGCCACCACTTTTCCGTTTGAAGTCTGGCAATAACACGCAATGCATCTTCTGCTGTCAGTGCTTCATCGCAATACTGTTTCCAGCCAGGGATCGCAATATTGAGTGAGGACGCTTTACTGGCAATAGCGCCGTAAGCGTAGATCGTGGAAAACTCCACATCTGCCGTTTTCTCGTACCGAAAATCAAACTCGCGCATAAACTCGCTTTTCATCAGATTGGCGAGCCTATAGGCCAGTCGTTTCAGGCGCTTTTTATCTGCCCATGGCAGCAGATGAAAATCATCACGTAGCGGAAAGAGAATTGCAGGCAGATTACTTTGCGGCAGATATTGTGCGTTTACCGCATCAACACGACGCAATACATGGCGCTCAAACGTGTTGAATAACCAGCGTACAGCCTCTTTCCGGTCCCTACGGTCCAGAGTTTCAAGGTGCATTGAAAAGCGCTTGCGGATAAACGCAGGGAGAGCCTGGACGCGGCGCCGCAGATGACGCGCCAGTCTTGTGCGATCAAATGCCCTGCGCGCCTCCCCATCACGAGGGCGCAACGGTACCCGATAAACAACATCAACAAGATCGCTATAGGCAAGTGCCTTACGCTCGCCTTTTGGGGTGAGATACTCAATTGCAGACTCTTCGGCGTTGCTTGGATTAATAGCCCGCCGTTGGGCATTCCAGCTCCATGCCAGGGCTGTGGAATCAGGCATAGCTCACCGTCGTTATCTTATTTTGCCAGGTCAACGCCACAACAAGCCGACGCGCCAAACATTTCGGCATATGTCGCATCGCCCATTACCGCCCCACAGTCCGGGCAACCTCCACCATCAGAACGACCGCAACCACCACACACGCGAAGTACGCCAATCACTTCACCGGCCATATCGCGGGTTTTGGCGCTAACGGAACGTCGAACGCTGAAGGCGTGGAGATTGAAAGCGGAGTAGATCTGGCGTGTTTCTGGTGTGTCACTATTCGAGATGACCGAGCGCGTTCCATGCTGGCGATTAACGTCCAGCAACGCCGTAACCAAAGCACGGTGATCGTCCAGGGTAAATGGCTTGCCGTAAGCGGTAAAATTGGCTGTTTTGCTAGTCGGGATGTACGGCGGATCGCAGTAAATCACGGAGTCCAGGCGATTCCTGGCGACGCACGGAATGGAAGTACGAAAATCATTACAAAGAAAGAGCGCGTGAGTATCCCGCGCCTTTTCGGCAAATAGGCGCATTTCTGCTTCTGGAAAATAAGGCGCCTTATAGCTGCCAAAGGGAACATTGAAACCGCCATCCCTGTTGGTGCGATAAAGCCCGTTAAAGCAGTGGCGGTTCAGGTATAAAAATGATGCTGCCCACCGTACAACGTAATCATCTGCACACTCGTCATCCCACGACAGGTGGTTGAACAACTTGCGCTCTTCGTAATAGCTATCTTCGTTATTGCCATTTCTGAATACGTTCCTGGCGATCAGTATCAATCTTTCAGGGTCTTCCCTGAGCGCGAGGAAGAAATTGATCAATGCGCGATTGCTGTCACAAAGCACATAGCGGCGGTATTCCGTATTCATAAAGACTGTGCCACTGCCTACAAAGGGCTCAATCAAGCAATCGGCTTTAGTTAAGTGCTTCAGCAGCTCCGGCAACACGCGGGTTTTACCGCCAGCCCACTTAAGAGGTGACTTAATCATTTGCGGCATTCCTGGTTATAGGTTTCATGGGTCATCAGTCGCCACTGCTTACCACCGTTTTTGCTGAGCAAACGCCAACGGAGGCCAATGCGGATTACGAGATAGGCGTGTGGCTTGACTCGGGTGTAATTACGCTGTCCACGAGCAAAGCAATTCAGGGCGGCAAGCGCCCTCTTACAAACCGGCAACGGCGCGTTACAAACAACAGACAGATGCGAATGCATGGCGGCCCTCATAGCGATCCAGTGTGTGGAGAGGTCAAGCGCTGCCAGATTTCGCAGACTTGCTCTGCTTGATATCGCGCGTCAGTGAGCGTGTAACGTGCCAGGGCGCTTCTCGCATGAGGCGCATAGTCTGTGGCAGCAGCAAGGTCGAGAAGTGAACGAATGCAGCGGTATTTTGTGCCTTCAGGGAAAATGCCTGACACCTCTAAGCGATCCACGGCATAACGAAGTGAAACCAGTTTTTCCGGGGCATCTTTGAACCATACGAATAACGCCGCGTTCCGGGGACAGGTATTGTCGGCGATGAAAGCAGCAAGGCTGCAAAGTGCATCTTCTTCAGCTTCAGTTGCGCTCATTACTTCGGCGCGCCAGTGAGAGTCTTTTTTCATCCAATCGAATGCCGTACTAATGCTGATACGGCCCTTCAAGCTTTCAGATTTACGAATGTCTATCGAAGAATAAAAAACCTTTCCGATCTGCCCTGTTGAGGGTTCAAAAAACACAGCTTCAATGGCACACAGAGGTGATGACGGTTTCTTACTAACGTTAATCAAATCGATCATTACGTGATTCATAGTCTACTGCCCTCGCTGGTGATTGTTTCGTGGTTGGCTATCCACTGCTCAAGTGCTGAATAAATCTCTTCGGGGGTAAGGCCTTGCTCTTTCAGCAGGCCCATACGGATGCGCAGCAATCCGAGTAAGTGGGCGCGCTCGCCTTTGCGCGCATTGGTGCTGATTCCCATAAACTCTGGATCGCTTATTCCGCCTTCCGGCTTTATTGACGTAACCGACATGCAACCTCCTGAAAAAGGCAAAACGAATCCCCGGCAAAATGAATGCCGTTGTTTTTAATGCTGGTTAATTAGTGGTTAGGGCGCGGCTTTCTTTTAATCTGCTTAAATATCCTTTCATGCCAGTAATACATGAAATCAATAAAGGTCATTCGCGCGCGATCGTGATTACCGCGGATTGCTTTCTCCAGACCGTAAATAATTATATCAATTGATGGGCTGTTAGAGCTGACTGTAATACGTGCACCATTTCTCAGGTGGACAGTGAAACCCTGCTCAGCATTTTCTATCGCCTCGCGTATCAGCATTTCCTGTTCCCAAGATGTTTTTTCTTCGGTGAACATGGCGTACTCCGATGATCAGTTAAAGCGAGGGGGCTCCAGCCGCCAGGAGGCTCTAGCTCCCAGTTTCAGGTGTTCCAGGATCTCCGGTGTAACCTCTACGGTTACCGCTTGCGGCTGAACAAACGTCATAGCCCTCTTCAGTTGCTCAGCGCCAAGAGATAGCAGGTCATATGGTTTAGGGATCTCACCATCGGTGACGGAAATAATGATGTTGCGGAGTTCTTCAAGGGTGCATTCATCATTCTCGCCTTGAAGCATAGCGAAATGATAAAGGTGGGATACGCCATGACGTAAAAGCTGGAGAGAGTAATCATGATTCCATTCCAGAAACTCTTTATTGAAATGGAAGCATTGTAAAAGCGAGTTAATTTTGTCTGCATATTCGAGTTTCATTTTCGCCCCCAGAGATTAAAAAGCAATAAACCGCTTTTTACTCATGATTCTGTCAATCGTTCGGCATGCTTCTGATAAAGCAAAGTCAATGCCGTAATAATGGCCTGTGTGCGTAATTTGATAGCGCTGGCGGTTGTACGGTTTTTTGCGTGGGAGTTTCAGAATAGTAAAACCACAGTAGAGGCTGGTTTTGCTATTGAGCTGTGATACTGATCCGCGGCTACCGTTCTTCATGCTTCCTCTCCTGAAACCGGCTATCGACCTGGCTCACCGAGACCAAGCCACATCAACCACCCTTCCCTGATCTCCTTTGGACGACTTTCGTAGGCCAGTTTCATGCCGTTGTTCCAGGCTGGAAGGTAAACCCAGTATTCGCCCGCACGCCCAGAAGTTGACTGGGGATCGGTCATCTCGATTACAGGTAACTTCCCTTTCTCGATCATTCCTCTTACGGCTGCCGGAGTTTTACCAATAATTTTCGCAAACTCCTGATACGGGATGGCATCGCTGCTACTGACAATTTTTTTGTTCATCTGATAACCTCTTATCTAGATCTAACCAATGGGCTTCAATGTTCTCTAATGTGCCTTAGTGTTTTTAGAGAATATCGAACAACAGTAGAGAATGCCGAAGATATTAGAGGATCTTGATAACATGTCAACAGCTATTAGTGAGAAGCTTGCGTTGATTCGCGAGTCCGAGAGACTTAACAGAAAGCAATTTGCTGAAATTACAGGAGTTCCTTACAGCTCACTCACATATTATGAAAGCGGAAGGACCATACCGCCTACCGACATAGCGATGAAAATTCTCCAACACCCCCGATTCTGTAAATACGCTCTTTGGTTTATGACCGATCAGGTGTCCCCTGAATCCGGTCAAATCGCACCGGCCCTCGCACACTTTGGGCAAGACTTAACAACCTCGCAGCACTCAGACCAAAAGACTGGTTAACAATTAACCAGGCTTACATACATTTCAAATGTCTATTATTGGTCGAAAAGTATTCATCACATAATTGCAACGCGTTGAGGCCTAAAGGCAAACGCACCCATCGGAGGGTTTTCTTATGACTATTAAGAAACTCGATGATGGTCGATATGAAGTGGACATCAGGCCTGCTGGTCGCAATGGAAAGCGTATTCGCAGGAAGTTTGATAAGAAAAGTGAAGCGGTAGCTTTCGAGAAGCACACGCAGTTCAACCACCACACCAAAGAATGGTTATCAAAGCCGACGGATAAGCGGCATCTGTCTGAACTGATACAGCTTTGGTGGAATTTGAAAGGCAAGCATGAAGAGCACGGTCAGATAAACCGCAACAAGTTAGATATTTTTTGCAGGATTACCGACGATCCTTGTGCTTTTCAGATTACAAAAGCACTGATTAGTCAGTATTACGCGGCAAGAAGAAGCCTGGGCATCAAAGCTTCCACCATTAACCGTGATCTCAACAGCATCAGTGGTATGTTCACAGCGCTTATCGAGGCCGAGTTGTTTTCGGGTGAACATCCGATCAGAGGGCGGAAGAAGTTGAAAGAAGAAGTCCCCGAAACTGGCTATCTGACAGAGGACGAAATCAAGCACTTGCTCTTTAAACTGGATGGTGACAACAAGAAGATAGCTGTTCTCTGTTTAAGCACTGGTGCTCGCTGGGGAGAAGCGGCTCGACTCAAGGCGGAACACATCATACAGAACCGTGTGACGTTCGTTAAAACCAAGAGTAACAAGCAGCGGACTGTTCCAGTTTCAGCGGAAGTGGCAAAATTCATAGCGGATGGTAAGCGAGGGTTGTTATTTGGTAAGGCGTCATATTCTGACTTCAGGCAGATACTCAGGGAGGTAAAACCTGATCTTCCGACCGGCCAGGCGACGCATGCACTACGCCACAGTTTCGCGACGCATTTTATGATTAATGGGGGGAGCATAATTACATTACAGAGGATCTTAGGACATGCGCGAATTGAGCAAACTATGGCCTACGCTCACTTTGCACCGGAATATCTTCAGGACGCGATCTCGCTTAACCCGCTGAGAGGTAGCGCTGATGTGTGAAACGTCCACATAATGTCCACAGATGGGTAATTAGTTATGGCTTTCAATGGTCTTGCGTGCCGCGCAACTCCGCATTGTACCGTTGAAAGCCCCTTGTTCCGGGTGTTTCCAACGCACCCGACGGGGCTTTTTTTCCCACCGCGTGGACAAGTATTCCCCAGACAGATGTGATAAATTTAAAAATATCACTGTTTATTTGACGCTGATGTCCGTTTGCAGCCCAATATGCTGGGGTGACGTTTGGCGTGCTGGAGCTGTATTATTCATGTCAGATTTTATTCTTGCCCGGGTGTCGCAAACCCTCGCTGCGGAACAGTCCCTGGAAACCCTGGTGCGCCAGCTGCTGGAGATGCTGGAGGCGGTGACGCGAATGGAGTCCACCTACCTCACCCGCATTGATACCAACGCCCAGCGGCAGCAGATCATGTTCGCCCACAACAGCAGCGAAATGCAGATCCCGGAAGGATTTTCCGTCCCCTGGGATGAATCCCTCTGCAAACGCGCCCTTGAGGATCAGTGTACGTTTAGCAATGACGTTGCCAACCGCTGGCACTCCTGCATCGCCGCCCAGGAGCTGGGAATCGCTACTTTTTTAAGCATTCCCGTCCGCCTGGCCGACGGCTCTCTGTTCGGCACCCTCTGCGCCACCAGCCGGCAACAACAGCCTTATAACCTCGAAGGCGAACAGGTCATGGGCCTGTTTGCGAAGCTCATTTCCCACTACGTGGAAAAAGACACCCTGGTGCAACAGCTGCAGGCGGCAAACGTCGCGCTGGAGCTGCACTCGTCTACCGATGAGCTCACCCAGCTTCCCAATCGCCGCGCGCTGTTTAAGCAGCTGGCGTTACGCTTTGCCTCCGCCCGCGCCCAGCAGCAGCAGGTCTCGCTTATTTTTATCGATCTCGATGGTTTCAAAGCCATTAACGATCGGTTCGGCCATCCGTGCGGCGACAGCTTTCTGGTGCAGGTCGGCAAACGACTCACCGCTGTCGCGCGCCGGGAAGATATCGTTGGCCGCCTTGGCGGCGATGAGTTTTTGATCGTCGGTAGCGCCCAGCAGCCTGCCGCACAGCAGGCGTATGTCACGTCTCTGCGTCAGGCTCTGTGCGGCGTCTACTTCCTCGGCGAACAGCGTATCGACTATGAGGGCGCTAGCTTCGGGGTGGTCACCTGCGATCCGCAGAGTATCGATGTTGAAGCGGCCTTACGCGCTGCCGATGAGGCGATGTACCAGGATAAGAAGTCCCGCCGCCAGGAGAATTTCATTCATATTGACTAA